TAGGTGGTACACCTTTTCGTGGTAACTATGCAGGTATTGGTTCTACATATTATACAGATTTAGATTTGTTTATGCCTCCTAAACCTTATAATAGTTGGTCTATGTCTACTGCTGATGCTACATGGATAGCTCCTTCAGCTATGCCAACAAATCACAGCCGTTATACATGGGATGAAGATAATCAAACGTGGGTTGAATAATGAAAACAGAAGAGTTACTAAACGAACTAGACAAAAGACTAACATCCCATGAGGCTGTATGTGCAGAAAGATGGGTTGAGACACTTTCTAAAATAAAGAGACTAGAAACTATATTAATTGGTTGTTTTGGTTCTATTGTATTAATACTTATTACTATTATTTTAAAACTAAGCTAAGGAGAAGTCTATGTACGGCATGATGAAAGGCAAGAAGAAACCAATGAAAAACGGTATGAATAAAGGTTATGGTGGTAAGAAGATGATGGCTAAAAAGCCAATGAAGAAGCCAGCTAAGAGAAAAGCATAATGGCTAAGGGCGTAGCTCACTATTTTAGAGATGGTAAAGAGCATAAAGGTAAGATGCACAAGATGAGTGATGGTACATTACATTCTGGTGCATCACATACCAAGTCTAGTAAGAAACTTTTTCATCTTAAAGAACTTTCTAAAACAGCACAAAAGAGGGCTAAAAGTGGCAGCAAAAAAGTCTAAGAAGTCTCCTACACCTACTAACAAGGCTCTGTATAACAGAGTCAAAGCAGAGACAAAGCGTAAGTTTGATGTTTATCCATCAGCTTACGCTAATAGCTATTTAGTGCGTGAGTATAAAAAAAGAGGTGGAGGTTACGCATAAATGGGTTTAGTTATGTTTTTTATAATTGTTGTTATACCTGTAGGAGTTGCTTACTATGTCACTAAAAGAATGGTTTGGTAAAGGCAAGAAAGGTGACTGGGTAGATATAGGAGCGCCTAAGAAGAAAGGTAAGTTTCAGGCTTGTGGTCGTAAGTCTACTAAAGATAGTAAAAGAGCCTATCCTAAATGTGTACCTAGGTCTAAAGCTAAGAGTATGACAGAAGCACAAAGAAAGTCTGCTGTAAGAAGAAAGAGAGCAGCAGGTAATACAGGTGGTAAACCTACCAATGTAAGAACATTTGCAAGGAAGAAAAATGGTTCAAAAAAAGTATCAAAATCCTAAAGGTGGTCTTAATGAAGCTGGTAGAAAGTATTTTAAAAGAACTACAGGTGCTAACTTAAAACCGCCAGTATCAAGAAAAAAAGCAAAGAAGTCACCCAAGGCAGCATCTAGGCGTAAGAGTTTCTGTGCTAGGATGCAAGGAATGAAAAAGAAAAGAACAGGTAGTAAAACTGCTAATGATCCTAATAGTAGGATTAATAAAGCACTAAGAAAATGGGATTGCTAAATGGCACTTACAACTACATATTTAGATTTAGTAAATGATGTACTGGTTAGGCTCAGAGAAGCCCAAGTAACCAGTGTGTCTCAGAATGGGTATTCTTCTTTGATAGGTGCTTTAGTTAATGATGCTAAAAGAGAAACAGAAGACGCATGGAACTGGGATGTACTAAGAAGTACAGTATCGTTTACGACACAACAAGGCACATTTAACTACAACTTAGACGGTGCTAGAAACAAGTTTAGAATCATCTCTGCACATAATGATACAGAAGATGTATTTTTACGTTATCAAACATCAACATACTTTATACAAAGTTTGTTGTTAACTGACACACCTACACAGGGTGCGCCATTATACTATAATCCTAATGGTGTAGACCCTGATAGAGATGGGCAAATAGATTTATATCCTATTCCTGATGGTGATTATGTAATAAGGTTTGACTTAGTTATACCTGAAGAAGAATTAACAAATGATACAGATACTACTGCTATACAAAAGAATATAATTACATCTTTAGCATGGGCTAAAGCAATAGAAGAACGTGGTGAAGACGGAGGTATCAGCGTATCAAGTCAGTACGCAGTAGCTAAACAGGCTTTAGGAGATGCTATAGCTATAGAAGCTGCAAGAAGACCTGATGAAGAAACAGTGTGGTATCCTTCATAATGCCTAACAAACCTATACAACCAGTAGCAATAACATCACCAGGCTTCTTTGGTATTAACACACAAGACTCTGGTGTAACTCTTGACTTGTCATTTACATTAGAAGCAGATAATGCTGTGATTGATAAGTCTGGTAGAATGGCTGCTAGAAAAGGTTGGGAATATCAAACAACTGCTGGTGGTACATCTACAGTACCAGAGTGTATGGTAGAGTTTGATAATTATACAGCTACAGGATCACATACTATTATTAGTGGTGGTGATGAAAAGTTGTATGAAGGTGAAGGTACTATGTCTGCTCTTCCTGTATATAATGTAAGTGCCACAGGAACATTAGGTTATAGTATAACAGACAACAACTGGCAGTTTAAACAGGCAGAGTTTGAAAGTGGTTTAAATTTTAGTCCACATATGTATGCAGTACAAAAAAATCATCAGCCTTTGGTATATAATAAACTACCAACAGGAAGTTTTGGTTTCAGAAGACTGGTAGATGTTGGTAATGTTCCTTCTGGGTATGGGGCAACTACGTTTATACCGAATGTGGCACTATCAGCTTTTGGCAGAATGTGGATGGCTGATATAAAAGATGACCCATTAACAATATACCACAGTGTATTACTAGACGGTTCAGACTTTACTGGTTCAGGTTCAGGACAGTTAAACTTAGAAAAAGTTGTACCTGGTGGTGACAAGATAACAGCACTAGCTGCACATAATAACTTTCTAGTAATATTCTGTGAACATCACATTGTATTATATCAAAATGCAGATGATATAAGTAACATATCATTAAATGATGTAATAGTAGGTACAGGTTGTATTGCAAGAGACTCTGTACAAGTTATAGGTACTGATTTAGTATTTCTATCTGATAGTGGTCTAAGAAGTCTAGGTAGAACCATACAAGAGAAGTCAGCACCACTAAGAGACTTGTCAAAGAATGTAAGAGATAACTTTCTTTCTCTTGTAGCAGTAGAGAGCAAAGATGAGATAAGAAGTATATACTATGAGAAAGAAGCATTTTATTTACTAACTTTACCAGCTTCAGGTTTTACATTTTGTTTTGATGTAAGAGCAACACTACCTGATGGCTCATACAGAGTAACTAGATGGGATAGTATAGACCCATCATCATTAGCGGTAACAAATGACAACAGGTTACTGTTAGGACAACCTAATGGTATAGCACAGTATAAAAACTTTACTGATGGTGGTTCTAGTTATGTATTTAGTTATTTATCACCATATTTAGACTTTGGTAATCCTGCTGTAACTAAGATACCTAAAAAGATTAATGTAACAGTCATAGGTGCTATTAATACTACATTAGCTTTGAAATGGGCTTTTGATTATGAAAACAGTTTTAATAATGCTGATGTACAAACAAAAGAAGGAAACATTGCTGAGTATGGTACAGCAGAATACAATGTAGCAGAATATTCAGCTACTGTATTTATTGATAAACTTAGTACACAATTATCAGGAAATGGTACTATTTTACAAGTAGGAGTAAACGCATCAATAGATAGTAACCCTCTATCACTACAAAAGATAGATATTTATTCAGTTCTAGGAAGGACTATATAATGAGTAATTATTCAAAAACAACTAACTTCGCAGCAAAGGATACGTTAAACAGTGGAGATCCAAACAAAATCGTTAAAGGAACGGAAATTAATACTGAATTTGATAATATTGCTACAGCAGTTGCGACGAAAGCTAATAGTGCCTCCCCAGCGGTAACAGGCACAGCAACAATTACAAATGTTGTACTGTCAGGTACATTATCTGGTGGTTCAATAGAGGGAGGGTCATACTCATGAGTATCCTAGATGCTTACAGAATGTTTCAAGAACAGCAACTTGCACAAGGCGTAGACCCTTCTGTTGCTCCTAGATTAACACAACAAGAACAAGATGCAATGAGGTTAGCTGCTACGTCTCCAGAACCCACCAGAGACGATAGTAGCACTGATATGTTTGCAGATACAGAAGGGCAGTCAGAGACTTCTACAAGCGTTACAGACGATACTACGTCTTATGAACAAAGAGTTAATAATCTTAGGAATGAATTTAAAGCACAATATGATATATTAAAAACATCAGGATTTAGTTATGTAAATCCTAGTGATATGCCTTATATTATAGATGAACAAGCTAAAGAGTTTGCTAAAGCTGGTGTAGATAGTATATATGACTTAGGTAAAAGAAGTGTAGATACAACTAGACAAAATGTAGAAGTAGAAAGAATTGCTGATCCTAATACTGGTAATTTTAAATATTATTACAGTGAAGAACCTACTACCGCAATGGGAGTTGGAAAAAGAATAGAAGTACAACCTAGCACTGTTAAGGAAGTAGACACAGGTAGATCTTTAGGTCAAGGAGCTACAGAAAAGATGTATATAGCAACTCTACCTAGTTCTATGGATGAGTTGTTCAATAAAAAAACAGGAGAAACAGTAGACGTATTTGCAGGTGGCGGTACATTGACAGGAGATGCTGATGAGCCTACTACGTTTGGTAATTTATATACAAATGTAGAAGGCGGTGCAGCATTGAATGTTAAGTTTGCTGAAGATAAACCAGTTTTTTATCCTTTGTATCAAGATACCTCTGATAAAGATATAACATATCCAGCTATAATTGCTACCATGGTTGCTCTTGGTCAATACCCTGGTTTTAGTAATTCCATAGGAACTTTTTTAGGAGCTGAGGCAGGAACTGTAGCTGCTACTGCTGCTGGTAATGCTGTATTAGCAGGAACTACTGGTTTAGCACTAGGAAAAGATACAGAAGATGCTTTACTTGCTGCTATGATAACTTATGGTACAACTTATGGTGTAGATGCTTTACAATCAGGTAAGTTTGGTGATTATTTAGTTGATAATAATATACTAGAAGCAGACACAGTAGATAGTTTATTTATACCTAGAGGTGAGTCTAATGCTTTATCAGGACTAGGTGAAGAAGTTACTACTGATCTTTTATCAAGAACTGAAGAAATATATCCTGCACCTGGAGGTTTTACACAAGTAGCTGATGCTGTTCCTTCTCTTGTAGAGCCACAGTTTGGTAGTCTAGGTGATTCTTTAGCAGGAATAGGTGAAGGAGTTACTACTGGATTAGGTGTTACATCATTAGATCAATCAAAAACATTTGCTGATGTACTAGCAGGAGAAGGTGGTGCTGGTTTAGCTGATGATTTATCTATACTAACTAGCGGAGAAGTAGGTATTGATGCTACTACTGGTGGTTTAACTATTACTGATGCAAATAGTGCTACAAAAGCAGTAGAGGATATTATAAAACTAGGAACTGTAGGTGGTGTATCAAAAGAGGTAATAGAAAACGTAGTAAAAGAAGCTGATAAATTTATTGACTTAAAAGAAGTGTTTGGTGATACAGCAGGAGGTTTTTTAGAAAATCTTATAGGAACTGGTATAGATTATGCTGGTTTATCAGCTTTACAAAGTTCTTTAGAAGAACGTGGTGAAGAAATACAAAAAGAATATGAAGATGTATTTAGACCATACACAGTTACTACTGGTTTTGGAACAGGAACTGTAGCACCAGAAGGAGCTACTGCTACTGTAGGTGCTGATTATCAACCTCTTAGAACAGCACAACTTGATGCAGCTAGAGGAATGTTTGAAGGATTACCAGGTACTAGAGAAGAAGCTACAGCACAGCAATTAGCAGCTACTAGAGCATTGACTGAGCCACAGAGACAAAGAGAACAAGAAAGAATGTTAGGTACACTAGCACAGAGAGGTTTGCTAGGTTATGGTCAGACTATGCCAACTGTAGGAGGGCAACGCAGAGTTAGTCCACTAGCTGAGTCTATACTATCTGCACAGGAAACTGCTAGATCACAAGAAGCATTAGCAGCACAACAGTTTGGGTTAACAGAAGCACAAAGACAAGCTACTTTAGGTTCTGGTTTACTAACAGGAGCACAGAAGATAGATGAAGCAGCTTTATCTGGTTTAACTACTGGTAGAGATATATCAGCTACACTACAACAAAGACCAGAACTAGCTGGTTTAGGTGCTAGGTCACAGTATGATCAATTAGTTGCTTTATCAGAAATAGAAAAACTAAGAGGTTTAACATCTGGTGCTAAAGGATTATTTAATTTACCTACAGAACAAGGTAATGTAGATGCAAATCGGATACAACAAATAATAGAGTTAGAAAAAATATTAAACCCTCAAAAGATGGTGTAAAACTGCTACAGGATAAGGAGTAAACATGGCACAAGAAATAACAGAAGGTTTGTTTAGTAGTTTATTACAAAATAATGCTTTACAACAACCTATCACTATAGGTAGAGGTGCTATGACACCTATGTCTGCCATAACACAGCGTATTACACAAAGTGGAGAGCAGTTACAAGGTAGTGTTAGACGTTTATTTGGACAACAAACACCAGAAGAAGCACAAGCTCAACAGTTGCAAGAGATAAAAACAGCTTATACAGATGCTGTGTTAGGTGTTGGTGACCCTAATACACCAGAAGGACTAAGAGAGGTAGCTAGAAAATTAAATAATAATCCTAACCCTAATATACAGATGGTAGGAGTAAGATTAAACCAACAAGCTGCTATACTAGAAGAGAAACGAAAAGTAGCTCAGAGACAAGTTAAGAAAGATTTTTTAACAGGCATATCTACAGATAAATATACTCCTAAAAGTTTACAAAAAGCTACAGAAACAGGTAATTATTCTGATTTAGTATTTGCAGATAAACCTTTAACTGGAAAAGATTTAACTTATCATAATTTAATAACAAAAGGAACACCCCCTGATCGAGCTTTTGATTTATCTAATAAGTATCTAGTAATTAATGTTGATCCTGTTTCTGGTCAAGTAACAGAAACTAATATTAGAACTGGCACTACTAAAGTGTTGCCTATTGGTTCTGTAGATGTTCAAGAAGTAAGTACAAGTGAAATAGCACAAAAACCTGACTATAATAAACTATTTGAAGAAGCTGGTATAACTATGTTACAAGGAGTAGAAAAAGGAACAGGTATATTATCAGGGTATCAAAATTTTGTAAACATTACTGTTGGTCAGGCTACTGATAAATTACCATACCCAGGTGTAGGAGAAATGAGGCAGTTACTAGGAATGGCTACGCAAGAACTTGCTAGTAAATTAAGAGAAAATGTTAAAGCAGATAAAGAAAGACAAGAAATAGAAGAAATGCTTGATATAAAACCATCTTTTTTACAAAGTAAAGAAAATGCAATAGAAAAAATAGAACAAATACACGCATATTTAACTACTAAACGAAACGGATTAGCAAAGATTGCAGATAATGTTAATGTTCCTAGACAGCCAAGAGTAGAAGCAAGGTCAAAAGTAGAAGCAATAAATTCTTTTTTACCAAAATTAGGAGTAGAAAAAAGAAACACAGCTAGTATGTTAAAATATGAAGATTTAAAAAAAGACGTTAAAAAATCTTTTGCGGAATATGCAAAGAAAAAAGGAGCAAAACCAGAAGAATTATGGAATAAAATATCTCCAATTAATAGAATGTACTTTTTTTAAGAAAGAGCATAATGTTAGATAAAAGACAATTAGAAATATTAGAAGAAGTAGATTTTGTAGATGCAGAAAAAGATTCTAGTATAGCAGGAACAGCTAAACAAGGACTAGAAAGATCAGCACATCTTGCTAGAGAGTTATATACTGGTATTGCAGAAGAATTACTACCACAATCAGCACAAGACTTTTTGTATGATTCTGGTTTTACCTATAAAGGTGAACCTAAAGATATAACATCTGGTTCTGTTAGAATGGTTGGAAAATCACTACCGTATGGTATAGGAGCTGGTTTTGCTTTAGGAAGAAAAGTTATGGGAGAAACTGTAGGTATGTTATCTTCACAAGCACAAAGAGGTTTAAAAGAACTTCCGTATGTAGGTCGTTTTTTAGAACCTTTATCTAAAAGTATAAGAACACAGCCAGGTAGAGTAGCTGCTGGAGAGATAGCAGCAGCAGGTGCAGCAGGTGCAGCTAGAGAAGCTGTACCAGAGGAATATCCTACAGCTAGAGAGTTTGCTACTTTTGGAGGAGGTATGTTAGGAGGTGCTATTGTTGATTTACCAACTACATTGAAAAGAGGAGCGCAAAGTACTTTAGAAACTATTGTTCCTTTTTCACAAGAAGCTGGTGAAATAAGGGCTGCTAAACAAATGCAAAAAAGAGCAGTAGACCCAGAAGCTGCTGCGGAACAAGTTTTAGCAGGTAAAAAAGGAATTACTCCAGCTAGATTAACAGGGCAAGATACTTTAATAGCTCAAGAAAAAAGAATAATTGATGAATTTGATGCTCAAGATCAAGCTAAAATAAATCAAGAATTAAAAGCAGTAGAAGAAGCTAATATTGAAGAATTAAAAAAGATGGCAGAAGGAGAAAGAAGTTTGTTAGATTGGCAACAATCAGTAATACAAAAAGTAACTGCTCCTGGCACAGTAATAGAAAAAAATGATATTGATACTATGTTACAAAAAAGTTATAAAAGTTTTGCACCTTTATATAAACAAGCACATGGTCAAAGAATTGATGTAACAAATCTACGAAAGGAAATGTTAAAGTCTATACAAGACAAAACTATACTTTCTGGAACTAAAGAGAGAAAAGCAATTAGTGATTTTATTAATAGTCAATTTAATTCACTAAAAAGTAAAATTAAAAAAAGTGATAAAATTAAAGAAATAGATAGTGAAGATTTACTAGAATTTAGATCAGTTATTCGTGGTAAAATTAGAGAAGAAAAAACACCAACTGAAAGATCAAAACAATACAGAGGTCTTTTACAAAATGTAGAAACTGAAATAACTAAAGCACTTGATAATGGTTTAACTCCAGACTCTAGGGATATTTTAACAAACGCAGACCAACAATATAGACAATATAAAATTATTGAAAATGCTGTGTACAAAGCAGGTGATAAACCTTTTACTTCTGAAAATGTTTCAAGTGCTATTAGAGAGGCTTCATCTAGTAGAAGTTTTTATGCTAGAGATTTTAACGAAACAGAAAAACAATTAAGAAAGTTAGCAAGAACAGGAAGAAGTGTACAGACTGTGTTGGGTAATCCTGAAGACGCTAGAAATTTAGTAAAAGATTTTTCTGATGAAGAATTAAAAAGTATTAAATCAGAATTTGTAAGACTAGGTTTAAATAATTCTTTAACTTATGATGATATTGCTAGACAAGATATAATTTCAGCTAATAAACTTAATGATTATTTTAAAAATAATGTAGGCACAGCAAGGGCTTTAAAGTTTACTGATGATGAACTAAATAGAATAAATACTTTAAACAAAGAATTATTATTAATTAATAAGAAACCAGATGTGCAAGTAGCTAGATTATTTGAAGATGAAGTAGCAACAGTGGCTAACTTAATAATGACTTTATTTGGAGCTAAAACAGGTTCTAGGTTTTCGTCAGATTTAGGTTCTGGTTTAGTCTTGTCTCAGTTTTTTGCTGCAAATGCAAGAAGACTTTTAGCTAATTTAACTTTTGATAAAGCTACTCAACTATTACAACAATCAGTTACTGACCCTCAATTGTATGCTGCTTTACTTACTAAAGACACAGCTTCATTAGATAAGAAAAAAGAATCAGCAAGGATTATACAGTCATGGTTATTAGCTAACTCACCTCCAGAAACTTTACCAGATGTAGAGGGTGTTGTGCGTAAGTTTACAGAAGAAACTGAAGAACAACCTGTTGAAGGTTTTGATAGAAGACAATTAGAAGTACTAGAAGGACTATAAGTTGATCGACCCAATCACAGCTTTAGCTACAGCAAATGCAGTATTTCAGGGTATCAAGACAGCAGTAAACTATGGTAAAGAAGCTCAAGAGGTATTCTCACAGCTAGGTAAGTGGGCTTCTGCGGTAGAAGATGTAAAGTTCTGTTTAACACAAGAAGAAAGTAAACCATCTATATTCAAGAAGATTACTTACACTAAGTCAAGCACAGCAGAAGCATTTGATGAACTTGCTGCAAGACAAAGAATTAAAGAGATGGAGAAGGAACTAAAGCATATGTTCTACTGGGGTTCATTGCACCATCTTGGTGCAGATGGTTATAAACAGCTAATACAGATTAGAAGGTCAATTCAACGTAAACGTGAAGCACAGGTATACCAACAAATACGCAAACGTAAAGAACTCATTTACAATTCCACTATGTTATCTATTATAGCTGTTCTGCTTATGGCTGGATGGTGGATGGTGCAGTTCTTAATTGACTCAATAAAGGGAGTACAATGATAGAAATACTACTATCTACTATGTTAGTAACTATAATACCACAAAGAGAACAATACTACTGTAGGCTACAACGAATGGAAAGAGGATTGTGTATCTATTGGTGTGCTAATGAGTATAAAGGGTTTAACTGGTTTGAAGTAGAGACTGAGAATGGCTGTAAAATAAAGAAGAAATATTATACAACATAAGGAGAATAGATGTTACAACTACTTACTGGTCTGCTTCCTGTAGCAGAGAAGGTCATAGACAGGGTAATACCAGACCCTAAAGCAAAACAACAGGCACTCAAAGAACTAGCTGAGATGGAACAAAAAGGTGAACTAGCTAAGTTAGAATCAGAGATGCAGGATAAGCAGTCTGCTCGCGAAAGAGAGATGAAGATAGCAAACAGTGAGTTTGCCCCAATGCTAAACAAGATTGTTACTCCTATACTAGCACTAGGTACAGTAATACTAGCGTTTGGTTTATTTCTTGTAATTATATTTGTAGAAGTAGATCCACAATCTAAAGATATATTGATATATGTACTAGGTACGTTATCATCAGCAGTAACTATGGTATTAGGATACTACTTTGGTAGTAGTCTTAGTAGCAAAGATAAAACAAAAGAACTAACAGATTTAATGGACAAAAAGGACTAATATGAAAAAGTATATTATAGACTGGGGTAAGTATTTTAGTGAAGA